AGTTGTTACGCAGGCTGGTTGCTGTCAACCAGCAGGCGTGCGCGCTCGGGGTGGTGCACGAGAAGACCCGTGTCACGACGAGCGATGTAGTGCCAGTACCAGTTATCCAGGTCCTCAAATTCTTTGCTCTTCAGACCACCGAAGAACGCGAACTTGCCTGTGTCACGGGCCATAACCCACATCTCGTTGCCAGGAAGGTACGGCGTGCCATCCTCATCTTTGAAATTCTTGAGGCGCACGATGGTGCATCCACGGTAGGTACCGAGGACACCCTTCTGGCGAATCTCTTCGAGGGTCTCCATGCCGTAGCCCTCGAAGTCCACGATCTGGTCGACCATTGACGGACGACCAACGATCACGACCTCACCCGTGCGGGTGGAGTCCTGGACGTTGCGGATCGCGTTGTCCAGCGCAGCCTTGCTCAGACCCGGAGTAGCGACGTAGTACGGGCTACCGACCGGAATGGCCTGAGAAAGAACCGTGTGGATGCGGCGGTTGATCTCCGCGTCCATACGCTGGATGGACAGGTCACGCAGGGTCTGCGCAGACTCGGCGAAGTTGTTGGTGAACTTGTCTTCGAACTCCCAGACGTGCACACCAACCATGTCACGCGGAATCTCGCTGACCTCGGAGACGAGTTGGCTCGCCTCGATGTAGCCACCACGTGCCATGTAGAACGCCTTGAGACCGCCCGCCTCACGGACGAAGATGCGTCCGTTGAAGTCCGTTGTCTCAGTCTCGATCCAACGGTCAACGAGGGTCTCGTACTCGAAACCGAGAAGGATGGATTCCGTCATCTCGGCTGCGAAGTCCGCACGCCACTTCGGGTCGCCCCAGTACTGGCGTGCCTCTTCGTTGGCGCGCTCGGTCAGTTCACGCTTCTGACGCTTGTCTTCTGCGGAACGCCCGAAAGCGTCAACCAACTTCTTGGTGATGTCCGACATTAGTGATCCACCCCCTCTCAGAAGGTGAAGCGGGCTTCGCAAAGCCCGGTCGAGTTGACAACTTGCTCCACCTGGAGCCAGCCGTTTGTGGCATCTCCTGCCTGCCACGTACCGTCCGTTGCCGGAGTGAGGAAGTCACCCACGGCGATAGTCGGCGTTGCTCCACCGAGGCCAGCCACCAGAGTTGCCCCTGGCTGAACTCGACCGTCGTAGAGCGGCTTGTCAGCGGTGTTCTTGAACCACACCTTGGTGCCGACGCCGTGGATCATCTGAGCGAAACGGCCCAGCGGAACCACGGTGAACGGGAAGTCTTGCGGTGAGGTCAGGAACGGGTCGACGCCCTGGTACTGGATGTGCTCGTAGATCACGATTCCACTCAGCGCGGTCGGAGCCGTGGAGGCTGTCGGACGCTTGAGTTGACCAGGATTCGCCGGGTCCACCTGAACGGCGGTGCCGATCAGGAACGGGTTGCCCGTCGCTGGAACCTTGTTCCGACCATCACGAACGATGTTCTCGAACGACCGCATCCCGAAATTGCGTGTGTACGCCATGACTTTCTACCTCCTCTCTTACACGAGGCCGAGGACAGCGCGGCGAGCCGAAGACTCGCCCGTGCCGCCTTGGCTGGTACCGGTCAACGCGGATGCGGTGTCCGTGGTGGGGGTGGTGGTGGACGTGCCCTTCAGGGCCTTCCACTCGTCGAGACGGTCGTTCCAGGACTCGTCATCCTGCTCAGCCCACTTGCTGGCCTTGTCAGTGATGTATTCCTCCGGGAACAGACCCAGGTTGCGCACCTGCGCTGCACGGTCGGAGGCGATGGTGGCCTTCTCCGCAGCCTCGTCGCGTGATGCGATGTCAGCCTTGAGTGCCGTCGCCTCGTCCTGCGCGGCCTTCAGCGACACCTGAGCAGTGTCGAGTTCGCCATTGAGGCGCTCGTTCTCGCTCTTCACAGCAGCCAGTTCTTCGTCAGCCGAAGCCTTGTCTGCCGTAAGCGTGTCAACCTGAGCCTTGAGGTTGTCCCGCTCAGCGGTGAGGATCACAGTTGCATCCCGCACTGCCTTGTCGAGCAGAGCCTCGTGAGTCTCCTTGGAGATGGTCTCGTCGGTTTCCATGTGCGTTGTTCCTCCTTCCGATGCAGCGTCGGTGGTGGATTTCTTTTTGGGGGTCGAAGACGCTGGTCGTTGCCCCGGCACCGGCTTCCCGGCATTCTTGGCTTCGGCCAATTTCTTCGTGTGTTCAACCTCGTCGTCTTTGGCCTGTGTCCCGAATTGCTCAAGAGCCTTCGAGATCTTGGACCGAATTTCGGCGAGATCGTCTGCCGAATACATCTCGGCCACCGAGGCTTCGTGGATGAACTTCCACGCCGCTTGCGCGTGCGCCTCGGTGTCGATGGGGAAACGCTTTACCGAATCCTGGAGAAGACCCGGGTCGGCGTATTCCACATCTCCATACGGAGCCTTTGCATCAGCGAGATCCAGACGGTCGTAACCGGAAGGGATTCCGGACTCGCTCATAGCCCAGTCCGTACAGAAGGGGCACAGCGTCGCGTCGTGCCGTGCACCCTCTGGGGTCCGCATAAGCAGACCGTCGTGGATGTCCAACAGCGACTCGTTCACTGCACCTCCT